CTTATCACGAGACTTATTACTAAAAAATTTATCAACAAGAGGTCCAAGATTAAGATAGATTGAGTCGGTATCTGATGCAATGACGTAATCTATGTCTTGACTTTGTAACAAACTATTTAGGTAAGCATTCATCTTATTCTCTATCCACCTGATAGAAACCTGCCCAGATAAAGTGATAGCCTCAGCGTTTGCTAACCTATAATACCTGAAGTGCTCATTGCCGATAGCACCATAAGCACTATTAAGAGATATCTTCTTGGCCATCTGAATGTTGTTACATCTAGCGATCTCTTTAGTGAGTTCATTAGAAGGATTCTTTTCATAATCCTGCTTTGCTTTAAGCATCCTCTTTTTAAAGATGACTCTCTCACTGTACATCTTATCCATAAGTTCAGGAAGGAATCCTCGCACATCTTTCCTATATTGTGCTCCATTCGCACAAACTGCATAATCTCCATCAATACTAATCTCCTTGTTTAAGATCCCCTCAACGCTCGCACTGGGATGTCGAGTCTCCCAGAGGGTCTCTGGTGAGATATTGTACTGCATAATAAGGTGAGGATAAAGACTGTTAAGGTCAAAATTAACCACCCAATCATAGAATCCTGGTTTCGGTTCCTTGACATAAGCACCTGCGTATTTTGCGTCTTTTGTTGCTTCCTTTTTAGGAGGAATAGCAATCTTTCTTTTATTTAACTCACAATAAATGTAGTTGTCCCACATACGTACCTGTGAGAATACATCCTCGTAATTTACTTTGGCATCATAGGCCATAGTAAATGCAAGGTCAATCAACTTCATCTTATCATCAAGTTTATCTACCAACCTAACGTCATGTATGTTGTAATCAATAAACTTCTGCCAATTATTTTCATAGAACTCTTTAAATGTATCATACTCAGAGTGATCTAACTTCTTCTCTCCAAGTTCAACATTACAAATATGATCTAATCTATAACTCTCTTGATTCTGATAAGTAAACTTCTTATATAATTCAAGATAATCTAACGTGGATATACCAAGTGTATCTACAGCAAACTGTCTACGTCCTTTAATATAAATCTCACGTTGTGATACTAATCTCCAAGGAGATAATAACTTAACTGCTTTCTCACCAAGTATTCTTTCAATACGATTGCAGATATATGGCATATCGAACAACTGTACGTTCCAACCTGTAACTACATCGGGATAATTGTCCTGCCAATAACCCAAGAAGGCATTAAGCATTCCCTCTTCTGTTCTGAAGTGCATGTAATCGACTTCAGCATCTGTGTTATCGTAAGCCCTTGCACCCCATACAGTAATCCTACCAGTGAACGAATCTTTGATTGAGATTGCAAGGATCTCTTGGTCTGCGGACTCAATATCAGGAAACCCATTCTCTGCTGCTGTCTCGATGTCAATGGTAAAAACACGGATCTTACTGGAATCGAATTTAACATGATCTTCTGGATGCTCCTGTGCAATATATTGATATAGGAATCTAGTGTTACCATATATCTCAAAATCTTCTACTTCCTTATACTGTCTTACAAAATCTCTTGCTTCAGTTATAGAACCAAACTTATGAGGCTCCACACAATCATTTTCAAGAGTTCTCCATTCAGAATAATTCTTTGAAGGCAAAAATAGCGTGGGGTTAAAAGGAACCCTCACGCTATATCTGTTGTTATTATCATATCCACGGACTAGCAGACGGTTACCTGCTTGCTCAACACTGGTATAAAATTTCATTCAATCGCTGAAATATATCGGGCAAGTAAATCCTTGTTAGGATCCACGAGAGTAGTTATATCAGATGATCTGACTGCTACCTCTTTGTGGTCTGAGAATGGAGGCCATGTCTCAAGATTACCATCAGAGTCTAGCACCTTTGGGTCACGAAGTATACAATCAGGGTCACCTGGTAAAGTGTCCTCCTCTACTTCATCAACTTGGGCTATCAGCCACTGGTTGCTCAGTCTGAGTAGGTTCGCTTGTATTTCCATTTGGTGGCTCCTGTGAGAAGAATATTTGTTCGTCGGTTAATCCAACTTCTTTTAATTTCGTTACAAAATTATCTAGAATACCATTGTCAGGGAAAACAACACTAATGATATGTTCTCCACTTAAACGATGTTCTTCAATTGGACTGAATGGACACCAACGTGTATATTCAATTGGAATATTTCCATCATCTCTGACTTCACCCAACCTAAGAAGGTATGGAAAATTCATAGTATAACCAATTACTTTAGCCTCAGGTTCATTGTTTTCACGGATTTCTCCAAACAAAGCAAGAACTCTCTCTGCTGTTGTAAGAGTTACAATACGAACATTATGATTAGTTCTCAACTGTGTTCCCTGTGGTGGGTTCACTGGTTGAGTCTGTGGTGTTTCTGCCATCTTCTAGTGCTCTTTTTTCTTGGATTTTTTGTAAGTATGATTTTTCTAATCCTGGTTCAGGACTACTGATTGTCATCACACAATCATATGGAATCTTAAACTGCCAATCTGGAGTATAAGGATTCCACTTGCTGTATTTAACAGTATACTCTGCTCCTAGTTGCTCTGTCAAGTACTGAGGTTGTTGTGTATCCAAATGCAGAACATAAGGTTCTTCCATCAGGAGGCAAAGACCTTTCTTATCTTGGCCTTCCTGATCGTAGACTTCCTTTAGTTCCGTAATAATACGTTCCCCTGTCTTCAGAGTAATGATTGATACGGACATAGTAATTTCATTCTCCTAAAAAGTATAGCACTAAGAAGCAGAAGCGTCAAGCTTTTTAAGTTCTTTTCCGAACCATAGCTTATGCTTCTGCTGTTCTGGTATATGTTTCTGTAATTCTATAGTTAGAAGGCCATTCTCAAATGTAACATTATCGACTTCTACATCTGCTCCTAACTGCCATCTTCTATTGAATGATCTTGCTGCAATTCCTCTGTGTCTATATCCCTCTTCTTTCTTTTGGGGATCTGCTGCTACAGTCAGAACATTTCTCTCTGTTGTGACTGATAGATCATCTCCTGAAAATCCAGCAAGAGCGATTTCCAAACTGGTTCTACCATCAGGTCCGTCAATGACGTTGTAAGGTGGGTAACTAGTTCCACCTGCTGCGATAGATTCAAGTCGTTGAAATGTTTCATCAAATCCAATTGAAAATGGTGTAAAATGTTGCCACACGAAGTGGTCTAGGTCTCTGTTTCCCATGATTCTAGCTCCTTTATTAAGCGAGTTTGTGTTTTGTGGACCCCGAAGGCATCCATAATTAATTATAACACAAATCTCTTAGAAGGAAGTACGGTACAAGATCGGTTTACCGTTCAACTCCTTTTCTCTCATGAGATATTAGATGGAATAATTGACGGTTCAATTCTGATTCTACTGATGAAAGACGATCAACAATAAAATCTCTATCCTCATTATCACGAGTTAGTTCTAAAATATTATTCAACTGCGTTAATGCTGATAATAAACGTTCCTTCTCAGTTCTCATTACTCCGTTGTTTGTTTCTTTCTTCCTATATTATACTTACTTTCTAATGTCCAATCGTTCTTTTCTTTGAATGCTAATACTTTAATCTGATTGAGAGGTGCTAAATCAACAATACATGATGGAGATACCACAGATATCAATCCCCAATCTGATAATAGTTGTATAATTCTATTTCTACGTTGTATATCATTTAATGATAAGTTAGTATTCTTACCATCTAATGCAAATAATTCTTTGAAGTGTACGATATAATACTTGCCTTGCTTGTGTAGAATGTGACAAGATTGATATATCTTCTTCTCCTTACGTGATGCAACACCAATACGAGTAAGAGTCTCTCTTACTTTTAGAAAGTCATCTGGTTCATTTAGAACCACCTCTACCATATCAGTTTGCTTCCACTGGATTTCAGTTTCGACGCTCATTTCCACCTTTCCGTAAATTATATGAAATTTTATCTAGCTGATCCTTGGTGAGAATCCTGAGTACTTGCAGAGCCTTATCATCATTATAACCATAATACTCTTTAACTACATCAAGATAATCAATAGAATCTTTTCTAGTCCAAGGAGAGAATCTCTTTCTTGGTTTCACACTATTTAGCAAAAAGTCATATTGCATATGCTTTGGTAAATGAGAATTCTTATTCATCTCATTTGCCAAAAGTATAGTATCTGTAAAGGAAGATAAACATCTATTCACTACATAAGCAGGATACTTTTTAGCACCCTGCTCATCATCATGCAATATGTTCTTCTTCGATTGATTGATACTGTACAGGTAATCTTTTAGTTGGTACATCATTCCAATGGCGTATCACGCCAGCAGTAATAAAACAATTAGTAACAAGATAACTAACAAAGATAATGCTGCGAACAATGCATACTGCATTATCATACTTTGCAGTTTTAGTATCCGAGAAACTTCCCAAGGC